TATGATGGTACTATATGGTCTAGTATTCTATGAAACTATGACTTGGTTTATGGCATTACCAGAGCCAAACAACGCACAGGCAGGTTTTGTATCTGTTGTTGTTGGTGCTGGCGCTGCTTGGTTTGGGTTATACGTCAACGGCAAATCAAGTAAGATTCAAAAATAGGAAAATATAAATGGCAGACGCAGCTTTACCATCAATAGGTGTAGTAACCACTTTACAAAATAAAGTTGGTACTTCACTTACAGGTATTACTAGTTTACTATCGCCGAAAGAACAAACTTCAGCGATGGTGCAGGCAGGGGCGTCTGCTATGTCCACATCTGTATTGTTAGGTATTAAAAATGATACTGAACAAAATTTAGAACAATCAACAAAAACGGCCAATATTCTACAAGGTCAATTAGATTTACAAGAAGAGTCAGAAAGAAAAAGAAGAGAGAACGAGCAAGAGTTATTAAAAGCTCAAAAGGCAGGTCAAGGCACAGGCACACCTGTTGGTGTACCAGGTGGTGTTGAACTAAACACCGAAGACAAGAAAGGTTTTGACTTTGGTAAAATAGGTGATATTGCTACTTTAGGATTAGGTGCTGCTATAACCACTCAAATTGCAAAAGCTGGTGGTATGAAAAAAATTGGTATGTCTCTAGGTAAGAAACTTGTAAGAGGTGGTTTATATGGTATTGTAGCAAGTGCAGTTGCAGGTCCTTTAGTAGAATTTGTTGACAAAGAATTTCAATTAGGTATGAAAGATACCTTAAAACAAGATATTAGTAATTCAGCCACAGGTGCAGCCGTTGGTGCTTCAGTTGCTGGATTACCAGGTGCAATAATTGGTGGTACTTTACCAATGATTGCAAACGTACACAAATATTTGTCTGGTCAGATGGACGCCAATAATTTAGATGATTACAATTTTGCTGGTGCAGCCATAGGTGGTACAACAGCCGCTGTTTATGCAACAGGTAAACTAGGTAAATTTATGGCAATGTCTAAATTACCAATGGTTGCAAAATTAGGTGGTGCGTTGGCAGCCACACCTGCCTTACTTGCAGTTGGTATTGGTGTTGCAGCTGGTGTTGGTGCAATGTTCTTAGCTAAAAAGATTGATGAATACCAAGAAGAGGCATTAGAAAAATTAAAAGGCACCGTTGCTCAAGTTGATAGAGATATGGGTAAATGGGCAGCTAAACAAGAAGAAGGTTTTTTAGAAAAAATGGGTTTCAGTTTAGGAACTCAATCAGAAATAGGTAAGGCACAAATAGCCTCAACAGAGGGTGTTGAACAATTAGGTCAAGGTAGTCTTAGCGAACAAGAAGCAAACGATTTAGCTGCATTAGGTGAATCATTTTTAAATATGAGTGATGACGCCTTAAAAACCATATTGGCAGATAATTCTAAAACAAAGAACGTATTAAAAACGGTAGAGAACTTAAAAACATTAGCAGTTGGTGGTGCATTTGGTCAAAATAGTAAACCAATGTTTGAAAAACTAAATGCGTTTAGTGACCGTATTCAAGGTGTTGTCAAAGAAATGGTACAAATTGATAAGACTAGTGTAAGTGATACAGCAAATAGATTAATTGATGGTAGAACTCCTGGTGGTGATACATTAGAAAAATTTGGTAAACTAGACAAAGGCGTTCAAGAGCAGAAAAAAGAAGTTGATACAATTAAACAAGAAATAGAATTGTTAACTGCTGAAAAAGAAAAGGCTAGAATAAGAGAAGGCGACACTTCTAAATTAGTAGGAGAATTTGAAGACGAAATTAAATCTTTAGAAAGACAATTAAAAACTGAACAAGGCAGATTAAAAGTGATGACCAAAAACAGAGACAAAACATTAGGTGGTTATACATTTGCTCAGTTGATGGAATTATATGAGGGCAACGAAGCTGAATTAAGAAAACTAGTTGAAATGTCTGTACAAAATCAAGGTAAAGTATTTTTAAACGAACAAAAAACAAATACAGAAATGAAAGATGAAAAAGGCGGCCAAGTTATAACTCAAATTAATAAAGGTGGTGATACAAACGTTGCTTCAGGAGGTGACCAACATTTCCATAGTGGTTCTAAAGATGTAATGCCTGCTAATAGAAGCGATTATCAAGTTGCCGCTGGTGTTGGTGTTTCAACCTAATATTTACCTAAATCTTTTTCAGTAATTAATTTAAATTCTAAACCATTATCTTCACAATAAGACTTGGCTGCTGACCATTTTGCCTTGTTCTTGATATACTCTAAACTCTCACGCATATAAGATTTTGTTTTCTTTTTAGGCATTTTAGGTTTATCTATTTGACGATAAGGTTTAATCTCTATCATATACTTTTGATTGTTAGAAGTCTTTACAATAAAGTCTGGAAAGTATCGGTGAAACTTTTGTGTGATAGGGTTATAATATCTAATTGGCAATTCTTCACTAGCCCAAAATGTTATATCTTCATTGAGGTCGCAATAACGCATAAAACGTCTTTCTAATAGTGACCTATACACTATCTTTTTGGCGTCTCCTACGTATTTTTTGGGGTTGGTGGGTTTATATAATCCTTGATAACTCTTTGCCATAATATACCTATAATCTATATAAATATTGATAAAGGTATTTATAAATGGCATTTAAGAGTTTAAAAAATCATCTAACTAGTTTAGCTACACCATACATAACAGATATGGCCTCTAATTTCATAAATGGAAAACAGAGTGCTAAATCTGCTGGTAAGGCTATCAAACACGAATTTGGTAAATCACCATTTGATTTACAAGAGTCACCACAAGAGAAGTTAAAAGCAAATCCATTAACATTTACACCTGTTCAATATCCACTAGACCTTGGTAACAATGAACTTGGTCATTATATACTATTTGAATCAGGTTATATTGGTTATGAGCCGCAAGAGGCAACTACATTTACACACGGCGGTGAAGCGTCATTAAGAAATCCAAACGCAAAAGGTAATTCTTTTGGAGCAAAAGTAAAAAAAGCAATAGCGGCAAACAAAGCAAGAAAGAACAAAGAATTTAATTTAAAAACACCTGATGGTAATGTACCTAGAACTGGTGATAAAACAATTACAACATCTGCTGTTGCAATCTATATGCCACCTAATATCAAGGTAACATATGGTCAAACATATGAGAATGAAGATGTAGGTATGACAGGTGATATAGAGGCAGGTTTAAAGAAAGTTATGGATGCCGAGAGTGCATTAGAAAGTGTACAATTAGGTATTTCAGGTACTATTGGTCCACTATTCAGAGAGGGTAAAAGAATTTTAGGTGAGGCCTCTGAAGCAATGGGTTTAGGTAATCCTGTTAAATTGATAGCAAAACGTGGTGGTATTGCAATGAATCCTAGAGCTGAACAATTTTATTCATCACCTAACTTTAGAAGTTTTACATATGAGTTTGACTTTCATCCTAGAAATCAAAAAGAGGGTGAGGCAGTACAAAAGATTATTGACATTATGAAATATAACTCAGCGCCAGGTATGGGTGCAGGTTTTGGTAGTATATTTACTATACCAAACTATTTCAGAATTAGTTATATGTTTAATGGCAAACAGAATTCATTTTTACACGGCATAGCAGCCGCATATTTGACAACGGTAAATGTTGATTATACACCTGATGGTCAAGTTTCTACATTTGGTAATGGTATGCCAACACACATTAAGATGTCATTAGAGTTTACAGAGGACAGAATGTTAACGAAGAGAGATATAATTAAGGGTGCATAATGTTTTACTTTGAACAATTTCCAAAAATACCGTATGATATATCAGGCACAAACGATTTAAAATTGACACCTGATATATTCAGACGTGTAAAGGCAAGAAGTAAAATACTTAACAACGTTGTATTGTTGGACGATTATGATGTACAAGAGGGTGATTCACCAGAGGCAGTAGCATTTAAGGCATATGGTGACGCCAAGTATTTCTTTGTTGTATGTCTAGTAAATAATATTGTCAATAGATTTTATGATTGGCCGTTAGATGAATATAATTTCCAACAATTTGTAGCAGACAAGTACGACAATCCAGAAGCAATACACCACTATGAAAAAACACAATCAAGTGGTAAACAGGCAGGTAATGGTCCTGCTGATTACGAACATAAAATAGAAGTGAATAGTGATGAGGCAGGCGCAGAGGCTGTATCAAATATACAATACGAAAGACGAGAACAAGACAAAAAGAGAACGATTAAAATGTTAGACCCACAATATCTTAATACGTTTGTAACCGAATTTCAAAAGATGATTAATAGATAATGAAATGGCTGAAGATTTATACACATTAGATAAACCAGGTCAATATAACCTTTCTGAATTAAAGATTATATCTTACCTAGAGTCAAATAATCCTAGACAAGAAAAATTTAAATCGTTAGATATTCTACCGATTATGATGACGTTTGAGTTGACAGAAAACTTATTTGCTTATTCATTGATAGGTAGAATAGTTATCGCCGACAATAACGACTTTAGAACCACATTACCTATTACAGGCCTAGAAAGATTATCATTATCATTTAACACACCAGGATTATTAGGTTATGACTTTACGCAAGAGACAGGTGTACCGTTTAGAATATTTAAAATAGATAAGATTAAAATTGACCCTACTAACCCTAAACTACAATACTATGAGATTTTATTTTGTTCACCTGAATCATATCAAAACGTGACCGAAAGTGTAAGTGAGGCATTTACAGGACCAGTAGAGAATGGTGTACAAAAGGTATTAAGAAGTAAAAAATATTTAGATAGTAAGAAAAGATTTTACTATGAGCCAACAAAGACAAATGCCAAGTATGTCATACCAAGTAGAAAACCATATCAGACAATACAATTTTTATCTAAACAGGCCGTAAGTGCAAAGTATAGCAATTCAGGTTATATGTTCTATGAAACGGCAGATGGCTACCACTTTAGAAGTTTAGAATCATTGTTTAGTATAGGTGGTGGTATGTTGCGTAAGGCAAGAATGAATTACCAAACACAAATGGTACAAACCACCGATAGTGATAACGAGACAATACCAAATGTAGAAAGACGTATGCAGACAATTAAATCATATGACTTTGAAGCGCCGATTGCTACATTAGAAAATATGCAAAAGGGTATGTATGCAAATAAACTTATTGTACACGACGCCTTTAACAAAACTCTTACTGAACATAACTTTGATTACCATAATAACTTTGAAAAAGAATACCACGCAGAGCCAATAGGCACAGGCTCTAGTGCGTTTAGTTTATCACCAATTGCGCCATTTAGTAAAGAGTCAGAAAATCCAAAGGCATTATCAGATTTACCAAATAGTAAGAAAATGGTGGTAACCGAAACAAGTAAAGTACATAATAATTATGAGTTTGTACCTACGTCAGCCACATTACCTAAACAATTATCTAAAGGGCAGGCGTTAAAACAAAATGTACTGAATATGTCAGTATATGGCAAGACAGATTTAAGAGTGGGAGATATAATAAACGTATCATTACCACTATTACGACCAACAAATCCAGACGAGGAAGACGTGGCCAACCCATATTTTGCAGGTAGATATGTAGTATTGGCGATTAAGCATATAGTTGCAAGAGAGGCCAATAGCCACGATATGATAATTAAATGTGTGAAGGACAGCGTAGGAACACCACTCCCAACGTCAGGAGAGAGTATATCCGACATAGGTAAAGACTTAACTGGTGATTATAACATATACGAACTAGACGAATCAATCAATACTTCGGAGTTTGACCCTACATAATGATATATTCAGAGAAACAGAGAGAATCCGAGAGTCCGGCGCCTAAAGAGGCCAAGAAATACTTTGATGAAGAATGGCCAAAAGAAGAGGCCATACTTGCAATAGGCCTGAAACAGAGTAGATTACATAAGGCTGAACGCCAGAATAGAGAGAAACAACAGCTAAATAATAGCACAAACAACGTGAAAGGCAATAGAGATTAGATATGATAGGGAAAGTATTTGAGATAGTCAACACAATTAAATCAGATTACCACTCAGCGGCCGACAATGCCTCTCAATACAGAGAATATCAGAGGTTCTATAAGGGTGGCCTGAAAGAAAGAACTTTGACTATATCTTATTTCATAGACAGCCTCAAAGGGCGCCTTGGTGGTTGCTTACGCAAACTACGTTTCAAGGTGGAAAAGAGATACGCAAAGGTGCCTCGTTATTTAAGCGGAGTGCGTAAGGAGAAAACAAATGGTAATTAAATGCGTATGGCTAGCGTATTAAAAGGCGAGCAATATCGGTAAAATTTATGCAGTACGATAATAATTTTTTAGGGTTTAATAACTTCATCTGGTTTAACGGCGTAGTTGAAGACAGGCAAGACCCACAGAAACTAGGCAGAGTAAGAGTGCGTTGTGTAGGCCTTCATACGCAAGACAAGGCCATATTACCAACGGCCGACTTGCCTTGGTCGCAGGTGGTTTTACCAACTACATCAGCAGGTATATCTGGCCTTGGTCAGTCACCGGCCTTTTTAGTTGAGGGGACTTGGGTGTTTGGGTATTTTAGAGACGGTGCAGATTGTCAAGAGCCAATGATATTAGGGACATTGCCTGGCGTTCCGGCAGAGTTGGCAGCGCCAAGTAAGGGGTTTTATGACCCAAACGGTATTTACCCCAAATACAAGGATGAGACTGATACCAATAGATTGGCCGTTAACGGAGAAAACCCACACTTATCCCTAGAGTTGCGTAAACTATCAAGGGTGACCGGTGTACCAACGGCAGACTTTGATTTAGTACCCATTACAGACCACGTGGCCACCAATATAGCGGCCTCTGATGGTGATACTTGGTCACAACCAGAAATACCGTACAATGCAACTTACCCTTTTAATCACGTTTACGAATCAGAGAGTGGCCATATAAAAGAATTTGACGACACAAAGGGCTCAGAGAGAATATACGAGGCGCATAGAGTAGGCACCTCATATGAAATAGACAAAGACGGCACAAAGACCGACATAATTAAAGGCGACCATTATACCATAACTTACGGCAAAAGTCAAGCAAGTATTGATGGTCAATC